GTAAACCTTGTAACGGCCGTTCATGACACCAGCAAATGTTGTCTGTGTGTCATCGACATTAAGGTTGTTGTTGAGAGCAGGCGTGTAATCAAGCACACCAGCCATCTGAAGGGCAGAAGCAACGTCAGCCGATACAATCAGCATGTTACCTTTACCACGACGAGTTCTCTGACCAATCGCATTCGCATCTCTTTCGATAGCGAACATCAGGCCTTTGAACTTCTCAACCGACCAACGACCATTGGAGTCTGTGTCCAAGTCGAAGATACCGGCAGTCGTTGTGTTAACCGCAGCACCCTTTTCAGCAGTCTTGTAAATCGAGCGAACAACCTCACGGTTGATTTCAGCAAGAATTTCTGTCGAAAGAATGTTAGCAAGTTCTGTTTCGGCATCCAAACCGTGGATCGCCTTGAGGTCTTGAGCAAGTTCCATCGAATACTCAGCTTTCAGAGCACGAGAAACCGCCGTAACCGTTGACTTGTCAATGCTGAATGACATCTCAGCAAAAGCGTTTGTAGCACTATCACCAAGTGCTTCAGCTTGTGCCGTTGTCATACCAGTTGCGAATGTGTAAGTTCCAGCAGTAGGACTGTCGTTAAGAACGGCAGGGTTGCTTTCACTCGCACCAATGTCTCCACCACCGATTGTACCAGCAGCGTTCTGGTTCGAGAAGTCACCAGAGAAGCCGTTAGCAGCTGCACCAGTTGTCTCGTCGACCAGTGCTTCTTCACCGTCCATCGACAGGTGACGAGCACGCATCGCAAAGATAAGACCCGTAGGACCAGTCATTGGCTGGACACCACAGATATCATAAGCAATGAGGTTAGGCATCGCACGGCGAACTAGTGAGATCAAAATTGGGTCCCAGTTCGATACGCCGGATGTGTTGCCTGTTGGAACACTTTCCGAAAGGAAAGCAGCGTCTTCTTTAAGAGCAGCTTCTTGGTTCTCAAGAATTACCGTGGTAACAGCCCGACGATACGAATCTTCAATCTGGGGAAGATCAGGATGTTGGAGGACCGGCGACCACTTTTCTTGTAGATGTTCTGTTTGAAACATTTGTTTCTCCTTTATTAATTATTACATCTATTTATTATGTTTATAATTTAAACAGCGCCTTTGATACGTTTTTCTGTACGACCAATTGCAGACATATACGCCTTCATTGCGTCAGTCGTATCAATGTCCTGTTCGGCGCTACCATAGTTATCATCATCATTATCATAAGTCTCACTGGAGTTCACTTTCGGGAAATAACTTTCCTTCAGAGTGCCCAACTTCTCACGGAATGTGTCTTGATCACTAAAATCAATCTCTTCTGTGAGTGACTTAAACTTCTCAAACTGTGTATCGGACAAATCAGAGGCAGCCTCTAAAATGACCTGTTCCCGAACTAATTCAGAGTTTGCAGTTTTCATCTCAATATTTTGTTCCATGATACTATTCAACTGCTCTTCCAGTTCAGCAATTTTCTCAGATTGTGCTTCAAGAACATCATACTTTTCGTTTGGAACGTCAATGTAATGATCTTCAAACAACTGTTTCAAACCAGAAATAAAGTCTTCAGCAATCTCACCTTTAAGTCCACGCTCAATTGCCAACTCGTTTTCTTTCATCCATTCCTCTACAACATAATCGAGGTATTGATCTACTTTCTCAGATAGAGTATCTTTGTACTCATCAATTTCTACTGCCATAGCAACTTGTTGCTCTTCAGTAATTCTTGTTAACTCTTCACGAGTCTTGGACTTGACCGCAGCTTCAAAGATTGTTGCAGCCTTTTCCTTAAACTCTTCAGAGAGGTCTTCCCCATCAACAAGAGCATCGACATCAGAGGAAACATCAATACTCTTGATATAGTCCTCAACGACTTCTTCGTTCTTCTCAGAGGGTAAATGACCACCCATTTTCATATAAGTTGCCATGAGGTCTTTCTTGTTCATGGTTTCCATTTTCTTGTGCATGTCAGCCATAAGTTCTTCTTTGGACTTGTCTTCCATGTCCTCTTCGTGGTGAGCTTCAGATTTTACAATCTTCATATCCTTTGCCATAACTTTTTCTTCAAGACCATGTTTGAACTGAACATCATACCACTCGACATTCCCATCATCGTCAGGAATAGCGTGTGACCTCAGAACTGGTTTACCTTTACCAAACTCTGGATGCTCAACAACTGTCGCACAGTCGTGGTCTTTAGAGTGACAAAGCTCACGAATTTCTTCATCCGAATAACCTTCTTTGACTTTTTTAACTTTTTTCATGGGGTCTGGTTTCCCTTCGTCTTTTTGTTGTTCATCACCAGACACTTCTTTTGCTTTATCCGCCGCAACATCTGTTGGGGAATCTGGGTCATCTGGTTCTACAACAGGGTCACCACCATCCTGCATTGCGTCAGATTGAGGTGGTCCTACTTTTTTAACTTTCTTCATTGGTTCTGCACCAGCAGACCCCTTAGTGGGAGCATCATGAGCAGCTTCTTCAAGTTCTGCTAGAACCTCCGCCTCTAACTCTTCAATTGTTTGGTCTATCTCAGACATAGGAAGTCTCCTTTTTTTATTAAATATATTTATAAATTACAACTTTTTGAGGAACTTAGCAAAAGCTAAAGCAGCTTCATTCGTTTGTCTTTGACGTTTCTTAACATCAAAACTTCTTTTTACCTCCGCAACATGGGCTTCAATTAAAGAACCGTGATTCCAAACCCACTCTTTACCCTCCATGATACCTTGCACAAATGCACTAGGTGCAGAAGGATCAGCGACAATATCCGCTGCCGCTGCAAGGTAAAAATCATTTCTCACATACTTGGCACCGTCCCTCTCGTCCAAGCTTCCCATACCTCTAGACGACACTCCCAACTTAGCTCCCTCGTCCATCAAAGTCTTGACGATTTCGCCCATCGGAGTGCCTAAAATTCGAGCTTCACCCATAATATTTTTGCCCTCTGGATATAATTCAGTGACAAGGTGTGAAACTCTCTCCAAATTTACGGTTGGGCCCTCTGGATGACCCAACTCTCCATACGCTCTGTTTTCACTGACAAATTTTCTATTATAATTTTTAACTTCTTTTGTCAGAACTTCCATAGGATATACTCGACCATTACGGTTTTTGATATCCCCTTGCATAAAAATACCACGAATTTTGTAGTTCTTGTTACCATCGTTTTCTTCACAGATATATTCTACGTTCTCAATGGCCTCTGCTATAAGTTTCATGATTATCCCCTAAGCGCCTGGATGCCCTTGTGTGACTTCCTCGACATAAACAGCACCGTCACTACTAGCAGTTTCATTGATTACTGAAATACGATAACCAGTTGGGTCATGGTCAAAAACTAAATACGAACCATCATCATATTCAGCACCAACTGTTCCCTCCTCCAACAAAATTTGACTTCCCGCATCAGATGAGCTAGAGTCTGTGCCATTTAAAGTAACTGGTGACTCAACAGCAGAGCGAGGTCTTACTGAAGGAACTACAGTTGTTGTGGTGTTTGCTTTTAAATAAAATCCATTTGAACTAGTTACAGTGGAGTAGTCTTCTGAAACGAGAAAGAAAACATCGTTGCCACCAAACTCTGTAACTCGAAAAGATGTTGACATACTAAGCGTGCCAATATCTGTATCATGAGCAGCGTCATCACCAAGGGTCGCAGCTGAGATTGTACCAGCGTTTCTTAAAGTTTTAAATGACATATTCTACTCCTATATGGTTAACATTTCTCTTTCAAAATATTTCATGAGTTCTTTTTCGGGAACTTTGAATTTTTTTGACACTTCTTTTATAGTTTTTTCAAAAGTATTTAGGAAATCTGAAGGTTTAGCATCCATAGTTTTAAAGATAGAATCGACTGCATCTCTCATTTTTGGAG